GTAACCGCTTTTGCTCCTGCTCCACTTGCTATTGTCGCAGGGGCTTGTTCTGTTCTTCTTTGTAAAGTAGCTGAATATCCTAACTGAAATACTCTAATATCTTGTGCAGGATCATCACTTGTAAGATTTACCTTAAATTGAAAACCTCTTCCTTTATAACCTCCATTTGCAAAAGTTTGAAATGCAGTATAAGTGGGAGATCCACTATTAGGGTCATCTTGAGTAACACGAACTTGCATAGTTGCGTTTACTTTTGTAGCTGTTAATCCTTCAAAATCACCTCTTGCATCAAGATCTGGTATTGTATCAAATAAATCACTAGGATAAAATGCTTCTGTTAAGAAATGACGTTTTAAATCTAAACTGTATATAGCACCTAAATCTAAAGTAGTAGTTCCTGGTGCTCCTCCAAATTCATAAGTACCTGATGGATTAATACCCCCAACATCATCTAATGAACCTTCGGCATCAAAATCTAAAATACTATCAAATTGTCCTACACCAGTTAAGTTTAGAGAGTTAGTTACAGCATCAAAAGCTACGTTAGTTTTTGTACCTTGAAACTTAGGAACATCTAAATCTTCTCTTCTTGTTAAAACTGTCTTAGCATCTAAGTTATCTGGTAAATCTAAAATTACACTTGCCTCACCAGCACTAAATCTTCCACCATCATCTTGAAACTTAAGAATGTACTCACCTTCAAGATAAGGAACTTCCGCAGTTGTGGTATTTCCTGCTAATGCCTCAACAAGATCAGTAGCGTTAGAAAAAGATCCCGTTCCATCAACTTTAGGAGAGTGTCTTACATAAACACGGCCACCATGAGTAACATCTAAGTCTGTTGCTAAATTCCAACGCAACCTTACAAGTTTTTCATTTATTGGTTCGCCAGTAAGTCCTGTTACATCGGCAGGAACAGCAGTTTTACCAACAGCATTAAAAGTAATATCACTTGAAGTCGCACTTGTTTTTAAAGCTGCGTTCATACTAAATACAGATATTGCATAAGCACCAACTTTTGAATTAAATATTTCAAAATCAGGACTACTGACAATCGTTGAAATAATATTATTATCTTCAAATCTGTAGTTAACCATATAGTTTGTCACAGTATCGACAGGTTGCCATCTCACTATCAATTTAGATACAGGCTGATTATTAATTAGAACTATTACTTCTTCTGCTGATAAGCCGTTAGGTGGATCTTTAAGTAGATTTAAAGTTGATATAATTTGATCTGGCAGTTCTTCATCTTCTTCAATAAAATCATATTTTTCTTTTACATAAGCTAATGCGGATATTCCATAATTTGTATTATCTTTTTCCTCAACCGACATTACTCTGAATTGTTGAGAAGAAAGTGTATCGTTCTCCAGCATCCAAACACTATTAGAGTTAGGTGCTTCACTTAATGCACTAGCTAGTGTGATTACTTTGCCCGATATTGCAGTTACATTTTTAGTTTCCACTGTGCCATTTGGCATTATTACACTTAATTTTGGATTGTTTTCATCAGATAAATCTGTAGAATCCGAGTCATCAACAGTGATTTGAGTTGTAGTTGCACTACTAATTCGTCCTGCTCTTCTTACTCCTGCTCTGGCAGGATCAGCAATACTAATAATTGTTCCAGGGCGTACAATAATTCCTGCCTCCATAGAAGTAGAAAATGTTACCACTTCTGTTTCTCGTTGTTCTGCAAATAATATTGCTTTTGCAAATCTTCGAGCTTGTTTTCTACTTGTACAACCCAATGCTTTTACTCGTTTTAAATGATAACCATATTTGTTTTTATAATCTGTTTCTGCTTCAACTTCTTCATAATCTATATCTCGAATATCCATATTGAAATAAGAGACTGCTACAACTGTAGCTCTGGTTTTTAAACTGCTTCCTGTGTAACTAAAACCTTCTGGCCCAACATTAGCCATCGTAAATAAATAACTTGGATCTTTTGGACTGTCTTGAGTAAGTTGTAATGCCCCCTGTGCCCAAATTGGCATACATCTCATTACTGATGACAAAGTATTTATGACATCAAATGCTTCTACACTTGTTTGAATATTTATGTTGCAAGCAAACCTAGCTTCGCCTTGAACTGTTTCATTAGAAAACTTACTTGCGGTTACAAACGAAAATAAATCTAAATTACTTTCAATAATATGATTACCTAATCCATATCTAGTGTTAGTTAATAAATCAAGAAGTATCATCGCAGGGCACGTTGTCCATACAGCAGCACCCATCACACCATTAAAAATGTAACCGTTAGGATATTGTATTCTTCCAGTTGCTAAATCTACAGTTGGAGTACCTGATGAGTTAGCTCCTGCTCCTGGGATTCTTACCTTTATCCCTCGTATCCTAAATTTCCTGTTTGGGATTCTAGTAAAAAACTCTGAATCAAATCTTAATTTTGTATAAGCACTATTTAGATATTTATTGCGATCATCTATTAATTCTGAATAAGATGACCAAATTAAATCTCTTGATATTCTATCTGTGCTATCAGCAGAGGTTTTGACAACTCTTATATCTACCGGATGAGCACCATTTAAATTAATTCTGTAATCTCTACTATAAGCATCTGCGGTTCTGCCTTTTATTGTATTTGTAACTTTAGTTGAAAAGCCTCCTCCATTATATTGAACTTGAATCTCTAGCTTAACTTGAGAACCAACTATATCTCCATCTTCCTCCAATTTTTGTAATACAGGTACAGTGACAGTTACTCTTACAGCGTCTATTTCTGAATTATTTGTTAACTGTCTAGTTACGGCATTAGCATTACCTTTTTTAACCTCTACTCCAACATTAAAAGCAGAAGCACTGCCTTTTAATCCTTTCATCTTAGATTGATTTCCTGTTCCAAAACGAACATCAAAGTTTACATTCTTGTGATTAAAGTCTACGTTTCTAGGATTTGTTGAACTCGCATTTGATCGTAAAATAGGAGTATTATCTAAAAAAATATCTTTTTGTGCAGCATTGCTATATGCAGATGTACCTTGCGTTCTTCCTTCTTTTGAAGCAGTTGCAAAACCCTCTATCTCGCCTTCAGAAATTAAATCGAGTATAGTAGCAAATTGTTTACTATGTAAGTTATCTTCAGCAATAGTAGGTGGTTCACCACCACCACCTTTACCTCCACCACCGCCAGATCCAGCAATACTTGGCCCTAGTCCTGCATTATGAACACGAATAGTATTAGCAATAAAAGTATGATGACCTTCAACAGTTAAGTTATAAACAGTATGCGTTCCAATATCTTTACGATCAATAATCGGTCTTAAATGTCCAAATTCATCAATTAAACAATCATCAGTACCTAATGTATCTATACCGACAAACGCATTGAATTGATTTAAGACCCAATGATTTGGTGTTGCATCTAATGTTTTACCACCCCAGATTGTGTATTTAACAACTGGTTCGTTTTCATGTTCATGTACTTTTAAAACTTTGGCATGATAAATAGTACCTTTGTCATCAAAACTGCAAACAATATCCCCAACACTAATTTCTTTTATTAACTTTGTGCCATTTGGTACAGATACAGGAGTATTACCAGTAAAACAACCTCCACCACCTGATCCTGCAATGTATTTATTTGTATCAGTCATGCTTGTACTCTTTCTGTATCTACATCTCCACTTATAACAACTGATCCTGTAAATATTTCACCATAAACAATGGGAACTGGAGTACCAGCCCTTGCTGTATTCTGCGTTCCAGAAAAACTAAATGATATTTGTGGATTATCTTCAAATTGAGCAGTTTGGGTTGGATATAACATTTCACTAACACCCGAAAGAATTAAACCAGCACCGATAGCACTTAAACCTGTACCAATAGCTGTTCCTAAAAGACTACCAGCTACTCCAGTAGCTCCTACAAAGGGTATTGCCGAAGCAGATCCAGCAGCCAAAACTCCACCAAAACTTTGAGTACCAAACAATCCTGCACCTGGGAAGAAAAATGACGCACCAATTAACAAAGCACCTGTTAAAAATCGCCCAAAACCTCCTCCTGCTCCAGATATTACTGGAACGATATGAATATCTTGTTGTCCTATTGGATAATCTATTTCATCTTTGCTGATCTCATAATTGCCAATCCTTACTTGATAAAGTTTGGGATTCATATAGGCTTCAACCCCTGGAAAATTATTTACTAAAAAACTGATAGCTTGAGGTAAATTATGCACTTTTATTTCAAACTCTTTATGGCCTATAAATTTAGCCAATTCTCCATATAGCTTTAGTT